AAGAAATGACTGCTGCAGCTACTGGACTTGACAGGAAGTTACAAAGAGAGTATGGTCCTGACTATATCGGTACTAAAGAGTACTTCGATACCATCGATAAGACGATGCGCAAACGATTTCCTGAGAATTTTGATGATTCTCAGAGCTATGAGGATGATGAACCGCCTCCAAAGAAAAGGTCATTAGAACCGGAAGAGGAGTTCACTCCCGTCCGTGCAACAAAACCAGCTTCGGTTGTAGCCCCGGCTACCCGCAGCACACCGCCTAATCGTATTCGATTGAAGGCATCCGAAGTGGCGATAGCTCGTCGTCTTGGGGTGACTCCAGAACAATACGCGAAACAGGTTGCTTTACTTAATAGAGGTTAAAAATGGAAAAGACTACAGTAGCAGAAAAAGCTCAAAATCGTCTGGTTCGTGAACTAGATACACGCGAGTCTTTTGCTCGCCCAACAGCATGGCGTCCTCCAGAGACACTACCATCCCCAGATGATCGTCCGGGTTGGAAGCATCGATGGATTCGCATTAGTATGTTGGGGCAGGCTGATCCGGGTAACACTTCTTCTAAGTTACGCGAAGGCTATGAACCCGTGAAAGCGGAAGAATATCCCGAGCTATTGGTGCACGCTTCTACTGAAGGTCGTTTCAAAGGAAACATCGAAGTGGGCGGACTATTGCTTTGCCGTATTCCGGAAGAGTTTTTGAAACAGCGAGATGCGTACTACGCAAATCAAAACAAAGCTCAGATGGAGTCAGTAGACAATAACTTTCTCAAAGATAGTGATCCTCGTATGCCCTTGTTCTCGGACAAGAAATCGAAGGTTACTTTTGGTTCTGGTGGTTAAATTTTTTAGGAGTCCTTAAATGGCATCTACCGCTTCTCCCTACGGCCTCCGTGCCGTAAACGAGTTGGGTGGCCTACCTTACGCAGGTAGCACTCGCTCGTTTGCAATCAACCCCGCTGGTTATGCGACAAACATCTATAACGGAAGTTTGGTGTATGTTACAACCTCGGGTTACATCGAAATCGTTACCGCTACTGGCGCTGACGCAACCACAAATGGCTTCCCTGTTGGCACTGCTAACACCGGCGCTGTTGGTGTGTTCGTTGGATGCTCTTACGTTAACGCACAAGGTCAAACCGTTTTCTCTCAATACTACCCAGCCAGCGCGTTGAACGCAGTAGCATTTGTGATTGACGACGACCGTACCGTGTTCCAAGTTCAGTCTGCTGGTACTGTTACCATCGCTGCTCTGGGTGCAAACGTGTTCTTCACCACTGGCGCAGTGGCTACTGGTAGCACAACTACTGGTAACTCTACCGCTTCCGTTGTGGCTGGAGCTTCCGCTGTTACTACTACCGCCGCTTTCCGCGTCGTTGGTTTTGTAAACATGCAAGGCTTCTCCGTAGTGGGTGACGCATATACTGATATTCTGGTGAAGTTCAACCCCGGATACCACTCTTACAGCAACGCTGTTGGTCTGTAAAAGGAGCTAAATCATGGCTATTTCACGCGCACAACTACTTAAAGAACTCTTGCCCGGATTGAACGCATTGTTTGGTTTGGAATATGCTCGCTACGGTGAGCAGCATAAGGAACTCTACGAGACTGAAACCTCTGAGCGTTCATTTGAAGAAGAGACAAAGCTGTCTGGTTTCTCCGCCGCTCCGGTGAAGAACGAGGGCCAAGCCATCTCTTACGACAATGCACAGGAAGCATGGACAACTCGTTACAACCACGAAACCATCGCCTTGGGCTTCTCCATCACTGAAGAAGCTGTGGAAGATAACTTGTATGACTCATTGTCTGCTCGTTACACCAAAGGTTTGGCTCGTGCTATGGCGTATACCAAGCAAGTTAAGGCTGCTGCTGTTATCAACAACGGTTTCTCCAGCAGCTACTTAGGTGGCGACGGTGTATCTTTGTTCAGCACTGCTCACCCCTTGACTGGTGGCGGCACTAACAGCAATCGTCCTACAACTGGCGCTGACCTTAACGAGACTTCCTTGGAAGCCGCCGTTATCCAGATCGCTGCTTGGACTGACGAGCGCGGTTTGCTGATCGCTGCTAAGCCTAAGAAGCTGATTGTTCCCCCTGCTTTGCAGTTCGTTGCTACTCGTTTGTTAGAAACCAGCCTCCGTGTTGGTACTGCTGATAACGACATCAACGCGTTGAAAAACAACGGTTCGGTCGCAGAAGGCTACACAGTCAACAACTTCTTGACTGACAGCAACGGCTGGTACTTGACTACTGACGTGCCTAACGGTTTGAAACACTTTGTTCGTACCCCATTGCAAAATGGCATGGACGGTGACTTCGATACCGGTAACGTCCGTTACAAGTCCCGCGAGCGTTACAGCTTTGGCTGGTCAGACCCATTGGGCGTATTCGGTTCTCCCGGTTCGTCCTAAGCCCTCGGGCTTACTAGAAAGGGCTCCTTCGGGGGCCCTTTTTATTTGTTGCACACCACCAAATAAAGTGATATATTGCTGCTAATCCGGGCTTTCCGGTGCATTAGACAGTCCCGGCTGACGACATACAGACTAATGCGCCTAACTTGTATGTAAGGAATTATCATGGCAATTACCACATTTAACGGCCCGGTCAGATCGCAAAATGGATTTATCGCTGGTCACCAAGTTGGCACAGCTAACGCGATCAACGCAACCGCAACAGCCACCGCAGCACAAGTTGCAACCGGCTACATCACATCTACTTCGGCAGCAGCCACTACTATCACTTTGCCTACAGGCACTTTGTTGGGAACACAATTAGGCGCTGTGCAGGGTACATCTTTGGATTTGTACATTGACAACACCGCTGGTGCTGATGTCGTTACGATTGCTGTAGCTACAAACGGTATCTTGTCAAGCGCAGCCGCTGACACTGCTGGTAGCTTTGGTGACTTGACTGTTGCCGCTGGCGCAACCGGCATCGGTCGTTTCACCATCATGTTCTCTAGCCCCACTGCATACGTCTTTACCCGTACTGCTTAATTGATCTTGGGGGCTTCGGCCCCCGCATTACAGGAGATTAATTATGATGCAAACAGACGTTAAAGCAGTACACGTTGAAGCTACTGGCACTATGGTGTCTGGGCGTGTACGTGTTAAAGGTTATCAGTTTCTAGGGGGCGGTACGGCGGGGGATATTATTCTTCGAGACGGCGGTGCTTCTGGAACTGTACGACTTCAATTTAACATTTCTGCTACGCCATTGAATCCGTTATCGTTTACGATTCCCGGAGAGGGGATTTTGTTCGCCACTGACGTGCATGTGACGCTACCCGCCACTGCAAAAATAACAGTGTTCTATGGCTAAGAAAACCCCATCCCTTGCAGTAGGTCGCGGCGAGAAGCTGCCGGTCTCCAAAGGGGCTGGGCTGACTGCCAAAGGCCGTGCTAAGTACAATGCAGCCACAGGATCAAACCTCAAAGCGCCACAGCCACAAGGCGGTGCTCGCAAGAAGTCATTCTGTGCTCGTATGTCTGGTATGCCCGGCCCGATGAAAGACGAGAAAGGCAAGCCTACTCGTAAGGCTGCTTCACTAGCAAGATGGAAATGCTGAAATGAACGCTGAAATACAAACTGCAAGAGAACTCGCCACACACGCGGCGGACATTAACCATCTCCAAGAAGACATGGACAAGATGGCTAAAGACATGGCGGAGATAAAAGCTACGCTTAATAGCATCAGCAACACACTTGCGGAAGCTAAAGGCGGCTGGAAAGTGCTCATGATGTTTGGTGGTGCAGGTGGCGTAGTAGGCGCAATGCTGACCCAGATTATTCATTCAATCCCCGGGGGCAAATGATGAAAACTAACCCAATGAACCCAAAGAATCCAAAGAATCCAAAGAATCCGCCTAGCAATGCTAAGGCTATCAAAATCCCTAAGAGCAGCGGTAACCGTGCCGATCTCCAAAAGATAAACAAACCCAAAACCAACCAAGGCTCTACGGAGTTTTTCAAGAAAGGCGGCGATACTATGGCTTCTAAAATGAACCCCGGCTTCATGGCAATGATGGCAAAGAAAAAAGACGGCGCTAAGAGCGCTATGCCAGCCGCCTTAGCAAAACACGCAGCTAAACCTGCTTCCAAAGCTCACGCTGGCCTCAAAGCCGGTGGTATGACCAAGATGGGCTCTGTTAAGACCAGCCCTAAGCCTGATGGCGTAGCCCAACGCGGCATGACCAAAGGTACTCAGATCAAAATGAAAGGCGGGAAATAATCATGGCTACTAAAAAACGTGTAAAACGCTTCGCTGAAGCTGGTTTTGTCGATCAAGATTTGGCGGACCAAGAAGCGACTATGATTAAACGTGGCATGGAAGAAGGCGACCGTGACGAGAAAGCAATGCCAAAGCAAGACTTTATGAGTTCTAAAGAACCAGAAGCCCCTGCGATGCGTAAAACGACAATGCCTAAACCTAAGCCTAACTTTAGCAACGAAGGCCGCAGTTCCAAAGCCCCCGCCCCAACTACTCCTGCGCGTAAAATCCAAACGACTAATGTACCAAAAGCAATCGCAGATTTTTTCAGGCCGAAATCAGCGTCGGAAAAAGACTCAGCCAGCCGTTCTGCCTTACGTGAAAGCGAAAAAGCAAAACCAAAAGCTCAAATGACTTTTCAGGAACGCTACGCTAGCAAAGGTTATGCTTCAGGTGGTTCAGTGTCAGCTTCATCCCGTGCCGACGGTATTGCTACCAAAGGCAAAACTCGTGGAAAGATTTGCTAAATGAAATACCCCGACGCTACTCCGGTGGACGAGCCTGTAGCTAAGCCAAAGCCTGCTCCGAAACCAAAGCCAAAACCCGTACAGTACCCTGACTCAGTACCTGTGGATGAACCAGTAGTAAAAAAGGCCAAGGGTGGGTCCATCCGTGGCGGCGGTATCGAGTCCCGTGGCAAGACTAAAGGTAAGATGATTACCATGTGCAGTGGCGGCATGTCTAGGGGCAAGAAGTGATTGCCAGTCGCGGCATGGGGGCTATTAACCCCTCCAAGATGCCCAAAGGCAAGACGATCACCCGTAAGGATGATCCGAACAAGGTTGAAATGTACGCTGAAGGCGGCAAGGTTAATGCTGCGGGCAACTACACAAAGCCTAGTCTTCGCAAGAAGATTTTGTCGCAAGTAAAAGCTGCGGCAACCCAAGGCACCGGAGCGGGCAAATGGTCAGCACGTAAAGCACAGCTTGTCGCTAAGAAATACAAGGCGGCAGGTGGCGGGTACAGAGACTGATATGAAAGCCCCGCAAAAATCGCTCAAAGATTGGGGCGACCAAAAATGGAGAACTAAAAGTGGTAAAAAATCTTCTGACACAGGTGAAAGATACCTACCAAGTGCTGCGATTAAAAGTCTTAGCCCTAGTGAGTATGCTGCAACAACGCGTGCGAAGCGTGCTGGCAAAAAAGCCGGAAAACAATTCGTAGCACAGCCAAAAACAATTGCTAAGAAAACAGCGGGGTTTAGATAATGGCTACGAAAAACTGGATTGCTGGCGCGATTAAAAAGCCCGGTGCATTGCGTGCCGCGCTTGGAGTTAAAGGCGATAAGCCGATCCCCGCTAAAAAACTAGCCGCTGCAGCAAAGAAGCCCGGTAAAATGGGCCAACGTGCTCGCCTAGCCCAAACCCTTAAAGGCATGAAATAATCATGGCAAGTTCAGGAACCTCAGCGTTTAACCTAGACCTCACCGAGTTGGTGGAGGAGGCGTTTGAGCGTGCGGGTTCTGAACTTCGCTCGGGTTATGACTTGAAGACAGCCCGCCGATCGCTTAACTTACTGTTTGCTGACTGGGCCAATCGCGGCGTAAACATGTGGACGTTTGAGCAAGGGACAATCACCCTGACTCCGGGCCTATCCACCTACGCCTTGCCCGTGGACACTGTGGACCTTTTAGAGCACGTTATACGTACTGGAGCAGGCAGTGCCTCAACACAAGCTGACCTAACAATCACACGCATTAGTGTATCTACCTACGCTACGATCCCTAACAAACTTCAGCAGGCTCGCCCTATTCAAATTTGGATACAGCGGCTTGACGGTGAGCGGTCAGCTATCGGTACAGCTTTGACAAGCGCAATCACAGCTACGGATACTACGATTACTGTGGCTACTACAGTAGGTCTGGCTACATCTGGCTTTGTAATAATTGAGTCAGAGATCATTTACTACGGTTCTGTCGAAGGCAACCAACTTTTATATTGCTACCGTGGGCAGGCTAACACCACTGCGGCATCGCACATCAATGGAACCCCCGTATACGCGCAGAACCTACCCTGCGTGACGGTATGGCCTACCCCAGACAACACTACTACTTACCAATTAGTTTATTACCGCATGCGCCGTATTGACGATGCAGGTGGCGGTGTAAACACAATGGATGTACCGTTCCGGTTCTTACCCTGCATGGTGGCAGGTTTGGCCTATTACTTGGCTCTGAAGGTCCCTAACGGGGCAATGCGGCTGGACATCCTCAAAGCACAGTACGACGAAGCATGGCAGCTTGCTGCAACAGAAGATAGGGAATCAGCGGCGTCGCGGTTCGTCCCACGTCAGATGTTTATAAATTAAGTTATGGGCAATAGATTCGCGTCAGGCAAACACAGCATCGCCGAGTGCGACCGCTGTGGGCAACGGTATAAACTGAAGCAGCTAAAGAAAGAGATTATCAAGCTCAAAGAATACAACCTTTTGGTGTGTCCTGAGTGCTGGGACCCAGATCAACCGCAGTTGCAGTTGGGTATGTTTCCAGTAGATGATCCACAGGCTGTGCGTAACCCGCGCCATGACCCGACTTATGTTACATCGGGCACAAACACAAGTGGGTACCCTGCGGGGGGCTCTAGAGATATTCAGTGGGGTTGGTACCCGGTAGGTGGGGCATCATTTTTTGACGTTGCGTTGACGCAGAACTACTTGGTTGCAACGACGAATGTTGGTATAGTCAGTATTACGGTTTCATAGGAGATAATCATGGCATTTACAAAATCCGCAGACGGTATTGTTTCAAAAGGCAAGACCAAAGGCAAAAATCTTGGTGATAGTGGCCCCACATCTAGCGCTATGCACGGCGGCAAAGGTGGTAAAGGCGGCAAGACCAATGAAGATATGCTGAAGCTAGGCCGTGGTCTGGCTAAAGTAGCTAACCAAAAGCGAGGCTAATATGGCAACACAAAGCATGAAACGCATGGGCAAAGAAGTTGGCCCTGCCAGCCTTTACGCTAAACCTCACACTATGTCAGGCGGCAGCGTAACCGTAGCTGAGAACCCCGGCAAAGAACCTAACCGTAGCAAGCTGGATTCGCTGGATGTAAGCATTGGCGCTATCAGCAAGTCCGCTGGCAACGAGCCAACCAAAACCTCTGGC